AATAGGAGTAACAATGATCCTAGTAATTTAATTGCAGTTTCTATTCAAGAACATTATGATATTCATTACAGCCAGGGAGATTATGGTGCTTGTTACTATACTGCCGGGAGAATGAATTTATCTGCATCCACCCTATCTGAGCTAGCCACTAAGAGTAATCAACGCCGAGTTGATAACGGTACGCACAATTTTTTAGGTGGGTCTATTCAAAAAGAAATGGTTAACTCAGGGACTCATCATTTTTTGGGAGGAAAAATTCAAAGTGAATCCAATCAGAAAAGATTAAAATTAGGAACGCATCATCTTCTCGGACCAGCTAATAATCAGAAAAAAGTATTGGCCGGAACACATAATTTTTTAGGAGATAAAAATCCCTCTCATAAGAAGATAGCTGAGGGCACACATCCATTTGTCAAAGAATGGATATGTCAGTACTGTCTAAAAAGAGGAAAGGGTATTGGATTGTTCACTAGATGGCACGGTGAAAACTGTGCATCACAGCGAAGTAAGTTCAGCTAATGTGGCTGCAATTGCTACCTCTGGAATTCCCACTAATGGAAGTGTAGCTAATCCATTACGAATTATAATGATGGCAGCATCTTTTTGTTCATTTGATTTTCCCCAAAGATCAATATTTTCGTATGTCCATCTGTAAATTTCTTCAATTCTAGTTGGATATGATGATGTGTACTGCATAAGTTGCTGACGACCCTCAAGAATCTTGCCAGCTTTGAACAATGTAGTTGCTTCTATTAGAAGCTCATGTTCGCTATTACCCTGTGATTGCGGAGGCAATAGTTTACCGGTGCTTGAATTAACTTGCAGTTGATTCAAACATTTACGCAAGTCTGGGTATGCTACGCGAACATAACTGTCCAATGTATCTAAATCAAACTCAATACCTTCTGTCAATAAAACAGTTGCTGCCCTTGCTGTATATTCTGTACGATCGGGTTTAGCAATATGAAACTTATGGCAACGACTTTCACGCAATGCTGGAATGATTTTGTGTTCATAGTTACAAGTAAGAATAAACCTCACTGTATCAGCATATGCTTCCATATCGTTACGCAATGCTGCTTGAAACTCTGGACTGGTGTAATCCGCTTCATCCAGAAGAATCACTTTGAACTTACCGAATGGCATGGTTTGTGCAAATCCATTAATCTTATCACGCACGATTGCTACGCCATTTTCACGACTAGCATTGATTTCCATTACATCATAATCTTCCACACCAAGTTCATGGATCAATACTTTAGCAAGAGTAGTCTTACCAGTACCCGGATCGCCGCTTAACAATAGATGCGGAATAGAACCATTAGCTATCCAACCTTCTACCTGTTGTTTTTGTCGTTCATCTACAAAGACATAATCTTTAACAGATTTGGGGCGATAACGCTCAACCCAAAGTTGATTTTTCATTTTCTAAGCATCTCAAGTGTTATGATGTAGGCGATACTTTGACCCAAGTCTTGGTCACTGGGAATGATATGCAAGGATGCAGTACGTTCTTCAGTTCTGCGATCATATGACGCATATTCCATTACATACCCTCCGTTAGCAGAGTAGATAGTAAAGTTCATTCCTTGTTGGTCAAATCTGCGACTTCTAACGGAAGTAGAGCAATCTTCTTCCACTTTAGAAGCATTTTCCCAATCTTCACTGGCCCAGTTGTGAATCTTTTTCTTTAACCATTTTATCATTAGTACACCATTTCGCTTAATGTTGAATCCGATACTTCTTCATCTGACATCATTAGTATATCATCAGCGTCAACTCTACGCAATGTTTTCTTACCCGTTTCATCTTCTATCTCAATTCCACGAGTCCAGCGTCCATGACTGACACAAACCCATTTACCTTCAACAATGTCAGTATCTTTGTTTTCTGAACCCACAGCATATATCTTTCCCCAGCGAGGCCGGATACCTGCACTTTTCATATCATCATTGGGCAATAGAATACCACCATGAGTAATGCGTTGGTCAAAACTCATATCACATACGATAATATGTGCTCCAATTGGTTTGAATTGGCTTTTATTGAATTTATGTGGAGCAAATGCTAATTTTTTTGGTTCGGTTTGTGTCATGTTATTTCTTCTTTGTTGCTTTCTTGATTTCTTCTTCTTTGATTTTTTCAATTGCCAAGTCATCTTCAATTGATTCATCTAACTCAAATTCTTCTGGATGTAGTTCAGCAATATCTATTTTTGCTGGTTTGGGAACATCTGGTTGTATTCTACTGTGTGGCTTGCTTGCGTTTGCTGAACGATTACCCACTGTCTTAGCATAAGCATTGTTTACTTTATCAGTTGCAGGTTGAATTATTCTACCTAATGCATCAATGGTGTCACCTCGTGCGTTAAGATTTTTGACATTCCCCACGGCTCTGACTTTTTCATTTTTTGCTACAATAGCTGACATGTCAACGATTTTACCCATTGCGGATCTGTATGTGGCCATTTTATCTCCTTTTAGTTAGTAATATTTAATCTTCTGCTAGTATGACTTAATTTTTGCTCTGCTCATTTTAGAAATTCATCAATTGATAATTGGTAAAAAAGACTGTTAATTCTGTGAATCCCTATCAAAAACAACACAAAACTAGCCACACTACTACCTCTGCCCACTCCCCAAACTATGTTATTACTACGCATAGTATCAACAAGATATTTTAAGTATTGTAGTAATGAAAACATATTCCTATCATGGAATTTTAATAGTTCATCACCTGCTCGTTGCAGTTCTTCTTCGGTTTTGCATTGATCTAATACCCATTTAGCAATATCCATTTCATAATATTCTTTGGGCATTTGCCATTGTGATTGATTTTGACTATCAAATTCTTTTACTGATAAATTAGATTTAACATACTCTATTAGAACGGGTAAGTTTTCATTTGAAAGAAATATGGTACCCAGAGTTATCTTTTCATCTACCAAACAATCTTTTATAGTGCGGGTAGAATCACGCATATACAAATCACACAAATCATTTTCTGCAAGGATTATTTGATCGTATGCGTCGGTTCTCATCTATGTATTTTAACATAGCCCAATAGATAAATCAACACTTATGGTTGTTTATGGTAGTCATTGTTGAAAATAATTTCAGTAGAGGTATGTTCTTTTTGTTCCCAATCCAAACTAACTCCGGCCCAATCATTATGATGTTTTATCAATCTGACTATTTTATCTTTTTTATTAGATTTGGATAAATCAGATATAGAAGTTGAAGCACATTCCCACCAGCCCTTGTTACCAAAAGGGTGATTAGCTACAGTTTCTACATCATAAATAAATTTAACATCATCACTTAATCCAGAAATAAGTGATATATCAGTTATATGCAATTTACCTTCTGTTATTGCGTTTAGTTTCAACAATAGCAGAATGGTTATGATCTGATCATACGGCTCGTCCGGAAGAGTACAAACTTTGATATCAGCTTGTAGATACTTCTCAATCGCTTTTTTTTCTGAATCTTGCACAAAAATACTATTGCCCAAACAGTTATGTAAGAAGTAATGTATCCGGTCCATTGCTATATTTTGTTCTTTAATAGATGCTGTATCAACTTCCATGCTCAATGAAAGTTCATATATGTTCATTAAGAACTCACCTTCAAAATAAACAGCAGCTTGGAATGCAAATTCCCGCTCAATTCTTGTTGCCAATTTCGCCCTCTTTCTGAATAGAAACTTGATTGTGAAGATTTTGTTTTTTCATAACCTCATCAAGTTTTTTACTTGCTTCGTTGCGATAACTTTCAACCACCATTTCAAGTTGATTGATTAGTGGTCTATTACCCATTCGGTGAGCAAAAGTAAGTTTATTCATCAGCCCGGTTAGGGTAGCTTGAATTTCTTCTAGTGTCTTTTCAGACAGTGTTTTTCTATCTAAGAATGGATGTTCCATTCAAATATTTATCGGTTAACATAAGGGTTACTAAATTTATGCATAAGTAGTATTTAGGTTATACCAAATTCCACCTACATTACTTGTTGCACTAGTAGAGCAGAAATATTCCACAGCAGACTCAGAAGTTGATGTTACGGGAATATCAATTGATCCGGCATTTATATTAGCACCGATATTTGGATAAACATTCAATATATTAGCTGAATTATTTCTTATAATTATTCTATAACCGGCTACTGCGATTGGTAATATCACACCGGAATTCACATTAACAGTGGATACTATATTAATATTATTTGTTAGTAATGTTGCATTTGCTTGTACAGTA